GCCTGGCGTTGAAGGGGCTGCAATCGTTCCCTGCGTGGGCCTATTACGACCCGGCTTTCCCGCTTGGAAACCTGACGTATTACCCGATCCCGGACAGCACGTTTCAGCTTCATATCGTCACGATGGAAGCGCTGCCGCAGTTCACGGCACCCGGGCAAGTCATCAACCTGCCGCCTGAGTACATGGCGGCGATTCGCTACAACCTTGGCCTGTATCTCGCGCCGTCGTATCAGATCGAGCCGCAGCGTTCGCTAATTGGCCTCGCGATGAACGCAAAGCGCGTCGTCAAGCGGATGAACAGCCAGATCCCGTCCATGACGATGCCTCGCGGCCTCGGCTCGAAGCAGCGTTACAACATCTACAGCGGCTCTAATTACTGATGCGGATTCCTCTGACTGGCGGTGCGTACACCGCGAAAAGCGTCATCGCTAACGCACAGCGGTCGGTCAATTTGTACGCTGAGCAGAACCCGCAAGACTCGGCCGCGCAGTTCACGTATTACCCGACACCGGGCCTCACGCTCGTTTCGACGCCGCCCATTGCCGCGGAAAGTCGTTGCATCTACACGGCATCGAATGGCAAGCGTTACGAAGTGGTCGGCATGAATGTCTACTACGTGGATTCGTCGAACGTCTATACGCAGATCGGCGCGCTTTCCACGCTTTCGGGCGTTGTGTCGATGGTCGACAACGGGACGAACGCGTTCATTGTCGACGGTTCCAAGAACGGATTCACGCTCGATATCACAACCAATGTGATGATCCCATGCGCTGACCCCGCTTTCTACGGGGCTGATCGCGTGGATTATGTCGACGGCTATTTCGTGTTCAATCAGCCTGGCACGCAGCACTTCTACATCTCGAAATACAACGACATTACGTTCGATTCGCTCGATATCGCGTCGAAGTCGACGTATGCAGACAATCTAGTAACGCTTGCGGTGATGCACCGTGAAATCTGGTTGTTCGGCGAGCAGACAACCGAAGTTTGGTACAACACCGGCGCATCAGATTTCACGTTCGGCCGCATGCCGGGTGTGTACATCGAGCATGGATGCGCTGCGAAGCACTCGGTCGCAAAGATCGATCTCGCGCTGTTCTGGGTCGGGAAAGACTTGCAAGGGCAGGGCGTTGTTTTCGCCGGCCGCAACTACGCGGCTGAGCGGATCTCGACACACGCGATGGAGCAGGAGTTTCTAACGTACAGCCGGATAGACGACGCGATCGGCTTTTCGTACCTGCAAGGCGGCCACGCGTTCTACGTGCTGACGTTCCCGACCGCCAATAAGACGTGGTGCTTCGACACGGCAACGGGCCAATGGGCTGAGCGTGGATATCTGGAGGCAGACGGCACATTCAGCCGGCACCGCGCGAACTGCTATTCGTTCAATGGCGGCCAAAACCTCGTTGGCGATTGGGAAACCGGCAAGGTGTACGCGCTCGACCAGAACGCATATACCGACAACGGTAACCCGCTGCTCTGCGTTCGAGGCTTCCCGCACATCAGCGGAGCCGATGGAAACCGCGTCCTGTTCCGGCAATTCATCGCGGATATGGAAGTCGGTAACGGCCTGCCCGGCGACTCCGCAGAGCCTGAGATTCGGCTGCGCTGGTCAGATGACCGCGGGCGCAGTTGGGGAAACGCGGTAACAAACTCGCTTGGCAGGGCTGGCGAATACCTCACGTCGATTCAATGGCAGCGCCTCGGCTATGCGCGCGATCGCGTGTTCGAGCTGTCATGGTCCGCTCCGGTCAAGACTGCGCTTAACGGCGCATGGGTCGATGTGTCGAGGGCCAGGACATGAGCACGCCGACAAACTTTCCAGACGTCGGCGTGCCGCTGGTCGACCCGAAGACGGGCCGGCTTTCGATGGTCTGGTTCCAGCTTCTGATCGCGCTTTTCAATCGAACTGGCGGCACATCGGGAGATAGCGGATCGACTCAGGAACTGTCGGAAGTGGCTCAACAGATCGCCTCGCTGGTGCCGGTCGATTACGGGGCCGCGCTGCGTATTGCTGACGTCGAGGCGACGCTTTCTGTGCTTGCTGGCGCGGTGACGCAGAGCGAGCCTGATTCGTTCGTCCCGACGCACGGCATACAGGACGCGCCGGATCTTCATGCAGTCGCTACGCAAACGGCGAACGGCTTCATGTCGGGTGCGGACAAGGCGAAGCTCGACGCGATGACGGCGACGGTTGAAGATCGATTCGTCTCGGGAACTGGTTTCACGCCTGGGACAACGACGAGCCTGACGCTATCGAAGGCATACGCGAACGCCGCGGCCGTCACGGTGCATTTCGACGGCGTATTCCAGGGCAGCGACCAATACACGATCGCCGGAACGACGATCACGTTCACATCTGCGATCCCTGTCGGCACGCAGACAGTCTATGCACGAGGGTAAGGCATGACAACAACATATAAAGAAATGGTGAAGGGCGCGACGCTGACCGGTGCCGCGTCTAGCCTGTACACCGCAGCAACCGCTACGTCGGCATCTATTCAGGCGGCAAGCGCGAACAACCCGACTGGCGGCGTCGTGACGCTCAACGTCTACAAGGTTCCGGCTGGCCGCTCCGCTGACGGGACGACGCGCATCGCGTCAAAGAACATAGGCGCCGGCGCGACCGCGCAGTTCCCTGAGCTGGTCAATCACAAACTCGAACCCGGCACGCAGCTTTACGCGGACGGTAACGGCTGCTCGATCAGCATAAGCGGGATCGAATACGTAAAGGATAGCGCTTGAGAAACTTCCTGAAGATCGCTGAAGGCGTCGACGTGATGCCGCTTCTTTCTGCGCTGGCGCGAAGCCCTGAATTGTGGAATCAAAACTTGTTGCGCACGACGCATCAGAGTTCGCCGCATACGCAAGTCGATGACATTTGGCTTCGGTTCAATGACCTGAAAACATACGAGGAAACCGCAGATCCGGCGCATGTGATGGATCAGCATGAATCCATCAATTACCCGGCGTTCTATGCGCTTCCGCAGGCTCGCGCACTGATCTTCGCGCTGATGGCCCGCGTTGAAGGAGAACGCCTGGGGCGCTGCATCATCACGAAGCTGAAGCCGGGCGCCGTTATCGATCCGCATGTTGATAGCGGAGATCACGCGGCTTACTTCGAGCGGTATCACATCGTCCTCCAATCGCTTCCCGGCTCCGTGTTCCACGCGGGCGGCGAAACGGTTCAGATGCGCGTCGGCGAAGTATGGTGGTTCGATAACTCGTCGATGCATTCAGTCATCAACAACAGCGCAGACGATCGCATTCACTTGATCGTCGATATCAAGGCTTGCAAATGATAACGATCGCCGCCGAGAGTTTCGAAGAAACGCTGCCAGAACTAAAGGCGCTGCTTCCTGTCCACTACGAAGAATTGTCTCTGCACAGGGATGCGGGATTCCCGCTCGATCCGCAGTTCTCAACGTACATCGAGCGCGAAAGGCTCGGCGGCTTGCTGTTCGTGACGATGCGTGAGCGCGGCGAATTGGTCGGCTATTTCATCGGATTTATCGCACCAGGCCTTCACTACAAAACGTGCCTTACCTGTCATCTGGATATCTTCTATCTGCGCAAGGACAAGCGCGGCGGATGGGACGGCGCAAAGCTGTTCCGGTTCACGGAAAAGGAACTGAAGCGGCGCGGTGTCAACTATTGGGTTGTCAGCAGCAAGGTAAAGCAGGACGCGAGCGCGCTGTTCGAATTCCTGAAATTTGAGCCGGTCGAAAAACTGTATGGCAAATGGCTTTGAGGGCTAACTAATGGCAATCGTTATTGGCGGCTCTATCGCCGCTGCCGGCGCGATCGGTGGTGCTGCGATCTCGTCGAGCGCATCTAAGAGCGCGGCAAACACGCAGGCTGACGCAGCTAACAATGCCGCTCAGATTCAACAACAACAGTGGGAGCAGACGCAGGCAAACCTCAAGCCCTATATGGACTTGGGTTCTAGCTACATCAACCCGCTAAAGGATGCGCTGTCGAACCCCACGCTGACGCAGCAGTTCAGCGCACCAACAGCGGCAGAAGCGCAGGCGACCCCAGGGTATCAGTTCACGCTCAATCAAGGGCTGAAGGCGACGCAAAACAGCGCAGCGGCGCGCGGGCTTGGTACTTCAGGGGCGGCGCTTAAAGGCGCATCGAGCTACGCAACGGGGTTGGCTGACTCGACGTACAACGATGTCTACAACCGCGCGTTGCAAACGTTCCAGACGAACTACAACACGGCGTCTAACAACGTGAACCGCCTGCAGAGCGTTGTCAGCAACGGGCAGAACGCGGCAGCGACGAACGGATCGCTAGGCGCTGCGTCGGCCGGCAACATCGGCAATACGCTGACGAGCGGTGCTAATGCGAGCGCGGCCGGGACGATCGGCTCGTCGAATGCGCTAAGTGGGGCGCTGAACAGCGTCGGCAGTTCGGCCCTTACATATGGGTTGTTGAACAACAATGCATCGTCGGCCGTTGCGGCGAACCCAACTTACGGCACGACCGCGGCAGGCAACCCGAACTACTTCACGGTATAACGATGCCACTTGACACTAGTATCGCTCTCAACACGAACGCGCCGCAGCCTATCAACCCGCTTCAACAGGCGTTGCAGGTCGCGCAGTTTCGCGCCTACAACGCGAACGGCCAAGCCGCGCAGCAGGGGCTAGACGCAAATCGCGCTATCTCTGCCGCCTATCAGCAGGCAACCGATCCGACGACAGGTCAGGTCGACAATAACAAGCTGATGGCGATCATCAGCCAGAACCCTGCGGCCGGCTTCAAGCTCGGCGAAGTGGTTCAGGGCATCAACACGCAGAAGCAGCAGCAGCAAACGCTCGCGCGTGGTGATGTCGCACTCGGAAACGAGCAACTAGACAGCGCCGCGAAGCACATTGGGTGGGCGTATCAGACGGCCGGGGCAATCGCGAACAACCCGAACGCAACCGCGTCTGATGTAACAGCCGCAATCGGACGCGCAATTGATAGCGGGCAGATTACGCCAAAGATCGCGGCGCAAGCACTCGCCGATATGCCTGGGACAGACGCGCCGAAGGGTGCATTGCAACAGTGGGCGGCGAATCACGTTGCGCAAGCATCGGGCGCTGCACAGCAGCTTGGCATCATGCTTCCGAAGACTGGCGCCGTCAGCACCGGCGGTGGAACGACGCTCTACAACCAGAGTCCAGTTTCCGGCCAGGTCACTCCGACGACCGTTTTCCAAAACACGGTCGGTCCAGAAACGGCGGCGCAGATGGTCGATGTAATCAACCCGGATGGCTCGCACTCGAAGGTTCCTACGGCTTCGGTCATGAAGCAAACCGGCGTTGGCGGGCTTCTTCCCCCGCAAGCGCAGCCTCAAGGCGGATCTGGCGACGGCGGAAACGGGCGCTATCCTGGCGGATCGTTCCAGACGGCTCCGGCCGCTGGCACTGTAGAGGCGCAACAGAAGGTGAACGCGGCAGGCGGCGACATGCTGTCAGCCGATCAGCAGTCGAATGCGCAGTCAGGAACGCGCGTGAACATGCTGCAAAACGCGGGCGATGCACTTTCGAAGGCGCAGACAGGTACGGGCGCCGACAAGCTGAACGCAGTTCGAGGCTTGGTTGCAACGCTTGGCGGCCCTGCTGACAAGGTTGCGTCCTACGACGAGGCGAATAAGTACCTCACGCAGTACGCGCAGCAGAAGGCGGCTTCGTTCGGGCATGGAACAGACTCGCAGCTCGCTGCGGCTATCGCTGGCAACGGAAATACGCACATCTCCAACCTTGCCGCGCAAGACGTGGTGAAGGTGAACCTTGGTCTTGAGCGCATGGAGCAGGCGCGCATGAAGGCGTGGGAAAGCGCCGGCCTGCAACCGTCTCAATACGGTCAGTGGAAGTCGCAATTTGGCTCGACGATGGACCCACGCGTGTTCGTTGCCGACCAGATGGAGCCGACCAAGGTGCAGGCGATGGTCAAGAGCATGAATCCGAAGCAGCAAGCAACCTTCCGCACGCAATATAACTGGGCGGTCCAAAACGGCTATATCAACGGTCCCCAATAATGGCGAACTATGACGATGCTTTCGAGGCTGCGGGCAAGCAATACAACGTAGACCCGAAGCTTCTGAAGGCCATGATGACTCAGGAAAGCTCGGGCAATCCGAACGCTGTATCTCCGAAAGGAGCGACCGGCCTGATGCAGTTGATGCCGGCAACCGCTAAGGAGATGGGCGTTTCGAATCCGAGCGATCCAGTTCAGAACATCATGGGCGGCGCTCGCTACATGGCCCAGATGCTCGACAAATACGGCGACGTGAATACGGCTCTAGCGGCCTATAACGCGGGGCCGGGCGCCGTAGACAAGGCGGGAGGAATCCCGAACTTCCCGGAAACGCAGGGCTACGTCAAGCGCATTTCCGCCAACTATCAAGGAAAGCCAATGGCGCAATCCGCGCTTCCCGGTCTGCCGCCTACGGCTGGCGTCGCATCGGCGGCCGACGACCCGTTCAGCAAGCTCATTGGCGGGTCGACAACTTCGGCCGCGCCGGCTGCTGCTGGCGGCGATCCGTTTAGCAAACTCATGGCGACGAAGGCCGCCGCTCAGCCTGCGCAGGCGTCGCAGTCGCCGAAGTCGGGTACGCCGGAATGGTCGATCAAGAACATGGCCGGCGCTGCTGTCGAGCCGCTTCTGACTGCCGCGACGGGCGCTATTGCGGCGCCTATCGGAACGATTGCTCGCCTCGGAGCGGCGGCGCTGCCGGGTGTTTCTTTCGATCAGGCGAAGCAGATCGGCGAGAGCACACAAAATGCGCTCACGTATCGCCCGCAGACGGAGGGTGGACAGCAAGCGAACGCAGACTTTGCGCGCGTCGCCAATAACGCACTCAGCCCGATTGTGAACTCGGCGCCGGTGCAGGCTGTCGCGGGAGGCTATAAGCAGAACTTCGTACAGGGTCAATCGCCGTTTATGGCGACGCTCAACGATGTGATCCCTAGCGCGACGGCGCAGATTGTCGCACCCGAACTGGCGGGGCGCGCTAATTCTCTCGTCAAGGCGCTTGGCAAGTCTGATGTTCCGGTGCCCACGCCGGGTAGCATCGAACTCGCTAACCGTGGAGTCGGCCAAGTTCCGCAGGGCCTGCCGCAGGCCAACGTCTCACGCCTTCCGGTGTCGCCCGCTGCGAACGACCTGTCGGCTCTTCTCGAGGTTGAGCAAGGCGGGGCCGTGCCGAAACCTGCTGCAACGATCGCGCGCGCGCCGGCTGCGAACGATGCTATCGGCCTTAACCGCGCCGCGGTCAATGATGCGCAGGCGGGGCGCCCGGATCTGCCGCAAGCCCCGGCAACGCAAGCCGTTGGCAAGGGCGCGGCGGCGAATGACTCGACGAGCAAGGTTGCGCCAGCGCCGACGCCTCCCGCTCCTGTCGAGATTCCGAAGTTCGACGATTCAGCGCCGGCCACGGTTAAGGCGAAGCTTGCGCCTGATCAGCAGCAGAAGAATCTAGACCTGATGCGAGAGGTTGGCCTGGAAGACCATCGCCCAAGCGCAATCTCTGGCGATAAGTTCACGGCCGGCAATGAGTACCAACTCGCCAAGACGGACACGCCGCAAGGCGAGGTGTTGCGTGCTCAGTTCGACAAGGAGCGGGTTGCGCTCCAGAATTACTCACAGCAAATTTCGCACGATACCGGCGCGCGTGGCGCCTCGCCGGAGGAAGTTGGTCAAATCATTCGCGACCCGTTGCGCGGCCTCAACGACTATTACGACAACGCGGTTCGCGGTGTTTACAAGGCGGCGGACGAGCGAGCTGGCGGCGTTGCTGGCATCGATGCGGATTCGTTTGGCTCTCTGATGGATACCAAGTCGAATTTCGCCGGCAAGGCGGAAAACGGCGCTCTTGGGCGTGGCATCAATGCATACCTGAAAGAGCAGGGCATTCGCAACGCTGATGGCACTTTTAACCCGATGACGGCTAAGCAGGCTGAAGGTGTGCGCCAATACATCAACGGCCAGTGGTCGCCTCAGAATTCGGGGTTGATCGGCAAAATCAAGGAGGCGCTAGATTCCGATGTGGCAAAGTCGGCAGGCGACGATGTGTACGCGCAGGCGCGAGCGCTTCATGCCGAACGAAAAAACGTTCTCGACAATCCGAAGGGAATTTCCTCGCTGCTCAACGAGGAAGGTCCGGGCGGCATCAATCAAGCCGTGCCCGACGAAAAGATCGGCCAAAAGCTCACCTCGATGCCCGTTGGTCAACTTCGACACATCGTCGACACTCTGAAAAACGCGCCAGCCGAACTTCAGCCGATGGCGCAGCAGGCGCTTTCTGAAATGAAGGGCGTGTTTGCGGATGGGGTGAATAAGGCGGGGCAGGGCGCAGAGTGGAATGCGGCAAAAGTGACGAAGCAACTGAACGATCAGCGATCGCGCATGGGGCTTCTTTTCGATGACGCCGAAATGAGCCGGTTCCGTACGTTGAACGATGCAGGGCATGTTCTGCAGAAGCCAACGGCTTACCCCGGCGCCGCGGCGCAAGGTCATAACTTATTGCAAAAGGCGGTCATATGGGCGCCGACCGCAGCAACGACCGGCGCGGCCTCTGCGATGTTTGGCCCGCTTGGCGCTGCTGTCGCTGGCCCGGCGGGCGCAGCGCTCACGCGCAAGGCTACTGAGTTCGTCAACCGGCGCTCCGCGAATAAGTTAGCGGAATCGTTTCGCAATCCACGCGTCGACTGGGAGAAGTAGCGGAAATACGAAGCGGATCAGCCAATGAGCTGTCCGCTTCGGCTTCCATGAGGGCGCACTTTTCAATTTATCGCCGTCGATTGCAAACGCCGTCCCGCGGCGTGGGCGCGTAACAACGTGAATAACGTTGCCGTCAGCGTCTAGTACTTCAATCATCTTTTCCCCCGACCCCGCCTAGTGCGGGGTTTTTTTATTGAGGCAATACATGCAGCTTCTGCCGAACGCAAAGCTTCAGTTCGTGGATCAAAACGGCGCGCCTCTGGCGGGCGGGTCCGTCTATTACTACGCGCCCGGAACGACCAACCCGCTGCCGACGTTTCAGGATAAAGCCGGCACGATCCAGAACACCAACCCCGTATTGCTTGACAGTCGGGGTCAAGCCATCGTATGGGGAAGCGGCACATATCGTCAAGTTGTTTGCGACGCATCGGGCGTAACGATTTGGGATCAGATCGTTACGGATGCATCGACGGGTCTGATTCAAGGCCAGTTGATCGATGAAGTGTTCAACGCGGGCGCGGATTTCACTGCGGGCACGACTACCGTCCTGACGCTGGCAAACGTCTACGGCGCAGAGGGTAACGTCTCTGTTGTGTTCGACGGCATCACGCAATCGCCGACGACCTACACGCTGAATTTCAAGACGCTCACGTTCAATGCGCCGATTCCGGTCGGCGTATTGCAAGTATGGGTCAAGGGTGGCGTTACGCTGCCGATCAATACGCCGGCTGCCGGAAGCGTCGTCGATACCACCGTAGCGCCCGGGTCGGCGCTGTACAACCGCATCAACCACCGTTGGGACGTGACAGATCCCAATTTCGGCGCGTGCGGCGATGGCGTGACGGACGATTCGGCCGCGATCAATAAGGCGTTTCAACTCGCTGCGAACGTCGGCGGTGAGGTCTATTTCCCGTCGTCCAAAACGTTCCTTATCAAGTCGCCGCTGACGTGTTCGGTTCAGGTTCCGCTTCAGCCCGTTATCGGCACGAACTATCAACTGTATTTCTCCGATATTCGGACTGTCAGCATCGTTTCGCCCGGAAGAAGCACGATTAGGGCGGGCGCCAGCATGACGACCATGCTGACCATTCAGTACGCGAACGGCAATATCGCGCCGTATTACACCAAGATCGACGGCCTCGTGTTCGATGGCAATGGCCTCGCTACGAACGGCGTTCTGCTGAACTACTCGACGCGCTCGCACGTTGTGCGCAACAGCTTCGTCGGCATGAGCGGCTACGGTCTGGCAAACGCCGGCTATGGTGTCGCTGAATTTCTGTACAACACGTTTGCGACGACAATCGGCATTCAGGTTCAACAGGGCGGCGATACCCTGATGGATCACAACGATTTCTATGCTCCGGCGAACTCGAACGGACATATCGGCATCGACATGCAGGGATGGTCTGGCAACACGCATATCCACAACTCAACGTGGACGGCCGATCCGACTTCGAGCAACGAAACACCGATCCTTCTGCACGCGAATATTTCTGCGCAGACGGGGCGAGAAGTTCGTGATGTGACGATCAAGAACAACGAGTTTTGCGGTTATGACTTGCCAATTAGCGGCGTGGCAGGTTCGAACAATATGTATAACTGCATCATCTCGGGCAATCACAAGACGGCATTGAGCGGGACCAAGATTAGTGCCGCGCTGATTTCGCTGACTGGTCCTGGTCAGTTCATCATCAGCGACAACATCGTTGGGAACGCTGCGTATCCGGTGCTGAGCGGGAATGTCATCAGCCTTGCCAACGCTTCGCGCATGACGATCAAGGGCAACAAGTTCGCGAACCTGCTGAATACGCCAATCGTCCTGACGAACGTTGTTCAATCCAAGGTTTACGACAACGAATTCTACGACGTCGGTCAGTCCTTGCCTGGCAACGCGATCATTTACCTCGGATCGACGTGTGCGACAAACGAGTTCTACCGGAATACGTATAACCAGTCGCAGCCTACATACGGCCAGGTTGGTATCGTTGAAAACACCGGCTGCAACTTCAACACGGCAACGAACGAAACGTTCATCGGCATCAATCAGCCCTATACGGTCGTTGGCGCGAACAGTAATTTCAAGTTGACTTCGTATGGTTCCGCCGCGCCGGTAAGCGGGACACATGGCGCGGGTGAAATCGTCTGGAATACGAACCTCAGCAATTCGGCTGGCGTCCCGGTTGGTTTCGTGTGTGTTGCGGGTGGCTCGCC